GCGGGGCACGCCGCATAAACAGCGGGCCCGGGTGTATTTTGTGGTCGTTTGTTGCATGATTTTGCCTTTCTGTTGCATATATCGTGGCCGCGCGCAGCTTAGGCAAAGACGCCTTAACGAACCCCTAACAGGGCCCGGGCGGGGCGGAGCCCCCGCGGAAGGGTCACCGCGATGACGCCACCCCGCACCCCGCGCGATACCCGCACCTTGGCCGAAATCGGCCGAGACCGCTTCAACCGAACCATCCGTATCGGTCTCATATCGGTCGCCGTATTCCTGTGCGGCTGGTTCCTCGTCATCGGCCACTTCATCGTGAAATACTGGTGATAGACCATGCCCGACCATAAATCGCCTCCGGAAGCCTCAGAGAAGGGCGCCCACGCGCCCGATTGGCCGCCCCGCATATCCGCATTAGGCCTCGCGGACGGCTATCAGCGACACGGATCAACCGGCCAACTGTTCGAAGTCCGCAATCAGCAATGGGTCCGGGTGGCTGACGTTTCGCCTGATGTCGAGGGCTAAACCGCCTTTGTTTACTAAGCTCACAATTTTTGGAATGTCCCGATGCCTCGTGAAGCGAAGCCCGAAGATTACGGCCATGCCGACCATGGGCAGCTCGTGCCCGCGATACCGGCAAAGGGCGGAACGAACGATCTGTCGCGTTGGGCGGCCTTCGGAGGCACGCTGGAGCGCCCGGCGCCGCCGGCGCCCATGCGGAAGTTCGATCTCTACGGGCCTATCCCCGGGCTTCCCCCGCTGCTGGGAGCCGTATTCCGAGCTGACGGTTCGATCGTCCGCGGCGAGGGCTGAGATATGCCGAGGGGAGCGAAGCCAGGCGAACGACGCGGCGGTAAGCAAAAGGGAACCAAGAACAGAGCCACAATCGAGCGCGCGGCATTGGCCGAGCGCATCATGGCCGAGGCCGAGGGCAAGCCAGGCCGCAAGCTGGGGCGGGAACTGCTTGAGGATTTTGCGGTCATGTTTGCTGGTCTAGCCGCTAACTTCCAGCCGACCCACGTCGACCCGCGCACGCCAGCCGGGATGCCGCTGACCCCGCAGGACGTTGAAGCTTGGGCCAAGAGCTACAAGGAACCGCTATTCGAGAAGTATGCGAAGCTAGCGGCCAAGTGCGCAAATGACTTCGCGGACTTCCAGAGCCCGCGGATGGGCACCGTGCAGGTCGCGGCGCCTCCGCCCGAGAACCGCGGCCAAGTGCGCAAGAAGTTCACGGTTGGGATATTCGACAATCAGGGACGCAAGGCACCGCGTCACATCACGGTGAAGCCGAACTCGTCGGTGACGTCGACGGCGAAGAATTAAGCGTATGGCGAAAAAGGTCGCTGGCGCGATCGCCAACATCGAGGAGTATCTCCTCGAGTATGAGCGCCCGTACCTCTATCCGAAACAGCTTGCCGCGATCTTTGACTCGCGGCGCTACTCGTTTATCGAGGCATCGACCAAGGCAGGCAAAACGTCTGCATGCATTGTCTGGATTTTTGAGCAAGCGCTGCACGGCAGTGACGGCTGGAACTATTGGTGGATCGCACCAATATCCGGGCAGGCCGACATTGCATTTCGCCGCGCCCTGCGCGCGATACCTCAAGAACTCAGGAGCGAAAACCAAACATTAAAGACGATTACGCTAATCAATGGCGCTATCATCTGGTTCAAGTCTGCGGACAAACCAGACAGCCTCTATGGTGAGGACGTCTATGCAGCGGTAATGGATGAGGCCTCGCGCACCAAGGAGGATGCGTGGTTCGCCGTTCGGTCTACGTTGACTGCTACCAGAGGTCCCATTCGCATCATCGGAAACGTGAAGGGGCGCCGTTCGTGGTTCTATCAACTTGCCAGGAAGGCTGAGCGCGGCGAAGATCCAAATTTCGGCTACCATAAGATAACCGCGATTGACGCGATCGCGGCACACATCCTCGATCAGGAGGAAATCGACGACGCTCGCAAGGTTCTGCCGGAAGCGGTTTTCAAAGAGTTGTATCTGGCCGAGCCATCCGACGATCAGGGCAATCCATTCGGATTGAAGGCAATCACCAAGTGCGTTCAGCCGATGGCGATCGGCGCGATTCCCGTCGTGTTCGGTTGGGACTTCGCGAAGTCGCAAGACTGGACGGTAGGTTGCGGCCTCGATGAGTATGGTCGTCTTACCAAGTTCGATCGGCTGCAGCTCGGATGGGAAGCGACCTATCCGCGGATTCACGCGCTTAACGGTCTCGTATCGGCGCTGTGCGACGCCACCGGCGTCGGCGATCCGATCGTCGAACGGTTGCAAAAGAAGTCGGGCTCGAAATACGAAGGGTATGTTTTCTCTCAAGGCTCAAAACAGCGCTTAATGGAAGGGCTCGCGGTCGCGATCCAGAACGGCGAAGTCTCGTTCCCGGATGCGCCGGACGGTTCATTGCCATCCGATCATCCCGGCCATATTCGACGCGAGCTCGAGCAATTCGAATTCGAATATACCAGAACTGGTGTAAGGTACTGCATGGATGCAGATACTCCCGTTCTCACCGCCGATCTTAGATATGTGCCAGTTGGCCAGCTCAAGGCTGGCGACAACTTGGTCGGTTTCGATGAAGAGCCAGCCAGCGGGCTAAAGGTCCGTAAGTGGCGATCGTCATTCGTGACAGACATCGGGCGAATTATACGGCCTTCCTATAAAATCCTGCTGGAAGATGGCACGGAATTTATATGCTCTGCCGAACATCGTTGGCTTACAGCTAGCAGCAATGGCCCGATGGCATGGCTAACGACAAGCGAACTGCGCGGGAAGCATCGGACAAAGTCGCCGCGCTACGCGGCTCACCAACTTCTCAGGGTGGTCGACCAATGGTCGACGGACACTTCGTATGAAGCTGGCTATCTTGCGGCTGCGTTTGATGGTGAGGGCTCCCTCTCCCAATTGGACAGACAGGGACGAGACGGGTGCGTTTTTCGCATCTCGCTGGCTCAGCGTGAAAACGCGATGCTCGGAACAATACGCCATTGCCTCTCCGAGGCTGGGTTCACATGGTCGGAACAGACCGGCGGAGGTACCGCCGGCGACGTTATTTCGATCGGGCTAACTGGTGGGTCTCCCGCAGCCCTGCGGTTACTCGGGCAAATGCGACCGAAACGGTTGCTCGCCAAGTTTGATCCAGATCGCATAGGAGCTCTCTGGACAAACCGAAAGGTGTCCATCGAGTCTGTTGAGTTCATCGGCGACCGTGAATTGGTTGCCATGGGCACAAGCACAAAGACTTTTGTGGCTGACGGTTTCGCTACTCATAACAGCGCGCCCGAAGGATTCCACGACGATTGTGTCATGGCGCTCGCGCTGGCGGTCATGCATCGAACGCACGCGAGGCTGCCGATGAAAATCAGCAAGAGCGTGCTCGCGAAGGCCGCCGGCATGGGGCGATCTATCGGCGAGCAAACCCGCGGAGCCCCGCGCATCAGCGCTTCCGTGATGGCGCGCGCGGCGGGTATGAAACGATCATGACAGTCACGCGCTACAAGCGATCGAGAGAGGTGTCGGTCGATAGCATCCGTGATGCGGTGCTCGGCGTGACGCGGCATTCGCCGAAGATCGCCATCTCTGCAAAATCCGCCGAGTTGGCCAAACCCGCCGAGCCGGCCAAACTGAACGGTCATGCACGTGAAATCGAGGATCTGACGAAGCACCACGCCGAGGTAATCGTAAGGCCCGCGATGCGGATCAGCGATACCGTAATGGCGCGCGCCAAGCGGAAATCGCGTGGTGCCGCTTCTAACATTGGCGTAATCGCAACCCAACAATTCAAGGCCTATGAACCCCCGCCAGGCGTGCTGCCGACTGACGCCAAACCCGAGATGGCGATGGATGACGGGCTGCAATCCTGGGCCGAGAATTCATTCACGAATGCGTGGAATTTTGCCAATCCGTTCGGCGAGGCTTTCGCGGAGGGTATCGGTTTTCTCGGTTACGCATATCTGTCGCAACTGACACAGCGGCCGGAGTATCGTCGAATCTCGGACCGCATCGCGACTGAGATGACGCGCAAATGGATTCGCCTGACGATATCGGGCGAGGCAAAACCGAACATCGAAGATGACGATGATGATCTCGCTCATGATCGAGCACCCGATCGACCGCTTGACGAGGAGGACGAGATCGAGGACGCGAGCGGCAATACGGTCGACCATGAAGATGATGGCGAAGCCGATCGCGACGTCGACGAGGACCTGGACGACGAGCCGACGCCTGAGGAAATCGCGCAGCGCAAGCGCAATGATGCGCTCCAGAAAAAACTGAAGGAGATCGAGGAGGACATGAAACGCCTCGACGTGCGAGGCAAATTCAAGCAGGTCGCAGAGTTTGACGGTTTCATGGGTCGGGCGCATCTCTACATCGACACGGGCGAGAGCAACGATCCGGAGGAGTTGCTGACCGATCTCGGCAACGGAAGCGACGACACCAGCCGCTCTAAATTCAAGAAAGGCTCGCTGCGCAACGTCAAGCATATCGAGCCGATCTGGTGCTATCCGGTGCGCTACAACGCGCAGGACCCGTTGTCGGATGATTGGTACAATCCGCAAATCTGGTTCGCGATGGCGAAGCAGATCCATGCCTCACGGTTGTTGACGTTCGTCGGTCGACCGGTCCCGGATATTCTCAAGCCATCATATGCGTTCGGCGGTTTGTCGATGTCGCAGATGGCAAAGCCATATGTCGACAACTGGCTACGCACCCGCCAGGCGGTTACGAACCTCATCGAGAGTTTCTCGGTCTCGGGCGTTTATACGAACGCGCAATCGCTTCTGCAGGGCGGCGGCGATGAGGTCCTCGACCGCATCGATCTGTTCAACATTACTCGCTCCAATGCGGGTTCGA